CGCCGCGGACGCGTGCGCTGTCGTGGTCGCCTGCCTCGACTCGCCCGCGCTCCAGATGGCCCGCAGGCTCTCCGCGCCCGGTGAACGGCGGCGGGACCCGGAGGCCGCGTGAAGCCCGAGCCCGAGCGGCCACCGACGCGCCTGGTCTACCTGAAGCACCTCCGCCGCCACCTCTCCGAGCAGGTCGCCCACGAGCAGGCCGCCGAGCCCGCTTCGGCCTCGCGCGCCGCGTGGCTCCTCCGCTGGTCCCACCTGCTCATTCCCAGGAGGAAAGTCCTCGGCATGGACCGCGGTCGCGCTGAGCAGCCGAAGACGGATCGGTGAGGTGGGAGGGCGTGATGGAGCCTCGTCTGGCGTCGTTGCTCGAGCAGCCGGTCGAAGAGCGCGCGAAGAAGGGTCCGGGGCGTCCGCGTGACCCAGCGTTTCAGCGCGTCATTGAGGCAGCGCTGGCGCTGGGGGACGTGGATACCGGGGAGCACGACGACAGCGCGTTCGATCGCGCTGTAGGGCGCCTGCGGAAGGCCGTGGACCATTACGGCGAGGTGCATTTCGGACGACCTCGGAGACGGACCGTATCCTCAGGCCGTGAGCGAGGCGAAGCTAACGCCCAGGCAACGGAGATTTGCGCTCGAGTACCTCGTTGACCTCAACGGTACTCAGGCAGCGATCCGTGCGGGGTACAGCCGGAAGGCCGCGCGGCAGCAGGCGGTCCAGAACCTTTCAAAGCCGGCCATAAAGGCCTTCGTCGATGAAGCGCTGGCGAAGCGTGAGCAGCGGCTCGAGGTTCGGGCCGATGACGTGCTGCGCGAGCTGCTCCGGATCAGCCGCGTGGACATCCTGCAGGCCTTCGATGAGCAGGGTGCGCTGAGGCCGCTGAGGGAGATCCCGGAGGACGTGCGCCGGGCCATCGGCGGGATCGAGGTAGAGGAGCAATACACGGACCTCTTGCAGCAGCTGCTCGCTGGGCAGGAGCCAGGGGTGCTGGACGACGGCGCGCCGCGGCCGCGGATGGCGCTTCCCAAGAAGAGGACGGCAGTGGGGCGGATAGCGAAGGTCCGCTTCCTGGACAAGACGCGGGCGCTCGAGCTGCTCGGTCGTCACCTGAAGCTGTTCACGGACGTGCACCAGGTCGGCGGGAAGAACGGCGAGCCGATCGTCTTCCGGATCGAGGAGTGAGAAGGATGAAGCGTCTATCTCTGGCCGTGCTGGCCGCGCTGATGTTCCTGCCTGCGGCTCCGCAGGCTTCGTCGCCGATGGACGCGGTACCGGCGATCAACGTCGCTGGGTTCCCCTGGTGGGTGGTCCGCAAAGAGGGCCATCCGATCTTGCTGGAGGCCGCCTGGACCATAGCGCTCCCGAACACGAAGTTCGGGCAGCTCCTCGGGGGAACCAGCTCTGTCGCCATCGACACGACGCACCTGTTCTGGGGCGGTACCGGCTCGGGCGGGATGCTCACCGACACGACTCCGGGAGATGGCGCCGAGATTAAGGCGACGATCGCGCCTGTCGCGAGATGCGGGGACCGGGTCGCGTTCGAGATGAAATGGTCGCACCTGTTCGCTCAGGCCACGACGAAGTACCAGTTTGGTCTGGAGTCGCGCACGAACGCGACGATCTACCAGGCCCGGTTCCAGGCCTCTTGTTCCGGTGGGAGTTCATCCTGCACGTGGCTGTTTGAGAACGGAGCCGACACCTACGTCGATTTCAACACGCTTCCGGGGTCCCCGCCTTCTGCAGTAACCGAATCGCCCGCGTTCAACGCCAGTACCGGCACGCCCGTCGGCTGGGCCCGCGTGGTCATCGACCCGTGCACGAGGACGTACATCTCGTTCGAGATTCCGAACCTCACCAGCGGTGGCACGTCCACCTACGACATGCACACGGTCCCGCTGACGCAGAACGGCGCAGCGTCGCGAGCTCTGTACTTGCCGTTTACCTACACCATCACCCAATCGGCGAACGCGGAGCCCGCGTGGACCACCGACTGGGCGGTCAGCATTATCCCTGCGGGCTGGCCAGGTGGCGGGGGAGTGTCGATGCCCGGGTATCCGTTCTAAGGCGATACGATGAGCGCAGCTTCAGACCAATCGATTTCGCAACTGTACGGCGTGCCGAAACCCGGAAGTTCTGGCTTGGTGGTGCTGGATGGGACAGCCAAACCGATCCCTGTGACTGCCGGATACGCCCTGCTTCTCACCGCAGTCGGCGGCGATCTGTTCTGGGGCTCAGGCGACACCACCGTGGCGGCGAACCGGACGATTCTGCTGTCGGGACAGTCGATGCAGGTGGTGATTCCTTCCGGAGCGAGCGGGGTGAACGTCACCCAGGGTCCAGCGCCCGGCGGAACCGCCTACTACTCGCTAATACCGTGAGGACAGCCATGAGCCGATTGTCCTTATTGCTGCTTTTCGTCCCGGTAGTCGCGCTTTCCGGACCCGCGTCTTGGGGCGCTGGAGGCTCGAACTCGCAGCCGACGTCTATCTCGCCAGCGCCCTGGAACAACCCGTCAGCCTCGGGGGTGTCCGTCACCACCTCCACGTCCTCGGTGGGCGGTAGCACGTCCGGCGGCACCGATCGCGCCTTGCTAGCATGGAACGCATTCGCCTTCGCCCCCACGTCGTCCACCACCGGTGGCGTGTCGATCCGCCTAAAAAAGGACGGCGGTGTTGCCGACGGCGGGTCAGTCTCGGCCTACTTCTACAGCGACAACGCGGGGGTGCCCGGTACGGACATCTCCATGATCAACACCGGCCTGCCCTCGACGACTGGGTTGCCGACGATCATCGGCACATCAGAGATCGGGACGACGTACGTAAATTTCCCGTTTAGGGTTCCAAAGGTCAGCCTAACGGTGAGCTCGGTTTACTGGATCGTGCTCAAGACGGTCGGGGTGTCGGGCGGCTCCCTGTACATCGATTCCGCGGCGTCCGGCGGTAACTTCGCGGCCAGTGCCCCGGACTCGGGAGGCGCGCCCGGAACCTGGACGACGTCCGCCTTCACCGGCTCCATGTCGGTGAGCGGCTCGACGGGTCGCGGCATCTACTCCTATTCGCCGGATGGTCACAGCGTCGAGGCGTTCTCTGACGACGGCGTGCCGATCTATGGCCGCGTCCAGTATGGTGGGATCGCAGTCAAGGGCGACGCGATTGGAAGCGGCATCGGCGTCGGCGGCACCAGCTACATCGGTACCGGGTCGCGCGGGTCGTCGAACCTCGGCCTGGGCGGTCAGTTCATCTCGCTGGGCAACTACGGCGCGCAGCTTCAGGGCACCGGAGGCGCGCAGCTGGTTGCGACCTCTGGGGCCGCGCCGGCCATTCAGCTCGTGAACACTGGTGGCGGCAACGTGCTCCAGGGCCTCGACTCCACCGCCAGCTACGTCAACACTTCGCAGATCGACAGCCACGGCAACACGTACCTGGCAGGTTCCTGGCTGGGGGCGGCGACCGCGCTCGGCACGTGCGGAGGGACGGACCCTGTTCACGCGCTCCGCTTCGTTGCCGGTTCCGGCTCGACTCCAAGCAGGGTCTGCTACTGCCAGTTCACACCGACGGGCAGCGTCTATGCCTGGGTGCGGTGGGGCATGAACAGCGGCGGCTCTGGCATCGGAACCACGACGACCTGTCCATAGAAGGAGGCGCAATGGAGCGGTGCGAGCTGTGCAGGTACTTCAAGGCTGACAAGGAAAGTGACGGCGGGCTCTGCAGACGGAACCCGCCGCAGCCGTTCCTAGTCCCAATGCCTCCGGCGGGTCGGCCGGGTCCGGTGGGAGTTCATCCGGCGACGGACAAGAAGGGCTGGTGTGGTCAGTATGAGCCGGAGGTGTCGCTGAATTGAGCGACACGGCCGCCACGTTTCGCGCCGCGCCGACGCTCCGCCGCTTCCAGCGGTCGGATGCGTTCGTGCGGTCGATCGTGGGGCCGGTGGGGTCGGGGAAGAGCTCGGCCTGCATCCTGGAGATCCTTCGCCGAGCTCAGGGGCAGGCTCCCGGGCCGGATGGAGTGAAACGGAGCCGGTGGGCCATCATCCGGAACACCTACGGCCAGCTCCGCGACACGACGCAGAAGACGTTCGAGCAGTGGGTGCCGGAGCGGCTGGGCGACCCGGCCTACGGGACAGGTAGCGGGTGGGAGGAGCAGGCCTTCACCTGGCATGGTCGCTGGAGTGACGGCAAGAACGTCATCGAGTGCGAGGTGCTGTTCCGTGCTCTCGATCGGCCGGCCGACGTCCGGAAGCTCCTCTCGCTCGAGCTGACCGGGGCCTACATCAACGAGGCTCGCGAGGTCGCGAAGAGCGTCCTGGACGTGCTGCAATCCCGGGTAGGGCGGTATCCGTCCAAGGCGCAGGGCGGCCCGACGTGGTTCGGAATCTGGATGGACACGAACCCCTGGGCGAAGCAGCACTGGGGCTACAAGCTCTTCACGCTGCACAAGGACGTTCCCGCTGACCAGCGGCACCTCTACGAGCTCTTCGAGCAGCCGGGGGGGCGCACTGCGCAGGCGGAGAACGTCGAGAACCTGCCGCCGGGCTACTACGATCGCCTGGTGGCAGGCAAAGATAGCGAGTACGTCGAGAGCTACGTCGATGGGAAGTACCCAGCCAACGACCAGGGCGCCATCTTCGGCAGCCTGATCGAGGCGCTGGAGCTGCGCGGTGGGCTAGGCGAGTTCGACCACCCGCTCGACGGCGTCTTCACGACGTGGGACCTGGGGGTGAGCGACTCGACGGCGATCTGGTTCTGGCGCATCACGTCAGAGCCGCTGCCGGCGCGGGACGTCCTCCTCGAGATGCAGCGCGCTGGCAAGGTCTGGGTAGCCCGCCCGCGTTTCGACTTCATCGACCACTACGAGGCCAGCGGGCATGGAGCTTCGCACTACTTCGGCGTCGTCGATGCGAAGCCCTACAAGTATTTGAAGCACTGGCTCCCGCACGATGCGCGGCAGCGGTCCTGGCAGACCGAGGTCGGCGTGGTGGACCAGTTCATCGCCCACTACGGCGCGGGAGCGGTGGCGATCGGCCCCGAGCTCTCCCTGCGGGATGGCATCGCGGCGGCGCGCTGGCTCCTCGAGCAGCCGGTTCGGATCCACCCGCGCTGTGACGAGCACCAGGGTATCGAGGCATTGCGGGAGTACCGGCGCGAGTGGGACGAGGAGACGCGCTCTTTCTCGACGCGGCCGCTGCACAACTGGGCGAGCCACACGGCCGACGCCTGGCGGTACGCAGCGTGCGTGGTGAAGGCCTCAGATGCCATCACGCGGCCGAGCAGGCCAGAACCGCCGCCCCCGCCGGCGCGCGGGCTGGCGACGCTGACCATGGACGAGTTGTGGGACTGCCAGCCGGCGCGGCCGGGCAGTGGGAGGGTGTAGGCGATGGCAGACCAAGAAGATCCGCGAGAACGCCAGTTCGACGACACGCCGTCCGGCTGGCACCGCCGTTGGCGGATGGAGCTGAACGCGGCGAAGAAGGCCCGTGAGAAGTACGACCGGGAGGGGTCAGAGACGATCAGGCGGTTCCTCGACGAGCGCGAGAAGCACACGCACGACGAGGTCCGAGTGAACGTCTACACGAGCAACGTGCAGACCCAGGAGGCGATGCTCTACGGCAAGACGCCGAAGACGGACGTTGCGCGGAGTTTTTCCGATTGGATGGACGAGGGCGCGCGGATTGGCGCGGAGATGCTCGATCGTCTCCTGAACTCGGACGTGGGGCGGTCTTCGGACACCTACGCCGCGGCCATCGAGTACGCGCTCTCCGACTTCTTGCGGCCCGGGCTTGGTGTGGTGAAGCTCCGCCTGGAGATCGAGTTCGACCAGACACCCGGCCAGCCCGCGCGGCTCGACCAGGAGGGCAACGAGCTCGCGCCGGAGGTGCCGGAGGCTGACGTCGCTCGGCCGGGCTCGGAGGTCATCCACCACGAATGGTGGCACTGGAGGGACGTCTTCTGGTCAGCGGAGGCGCGCACCTGGCACGACGCGCGGTGGGTTGGCTTCCGTTCGTACTACTCCTCCGAGGAGGGGAAGAAGTTCTTCGGCGAGAACGTCTGGGCGAAAGTGAAGGCGCCGAAGAAGGACACGGAGCCAGGTCCCGGCGAGACCGATGCTCGGAAGCACGACCCGTGGACCAGGACCGAGGTCTATGAGGTCTGGGACAAGGAACACGGCTGCGTCTGGTGGTGGGTGAACGGCCTGCGCGTGATGGTGACGCCTGGCGGGGTAGACGCGGCGAAGAACGGCAGCGTCGAAGACCCGCTCGAGCTGGAGGGCTTCTGGCCCTGCCCGCGACCGATGATGGCGAACCTGACCACCGACCGGCTCATGCCGCGGTCGGACTATGCGCTGATCCAGGACCTGCTCCGGCAGATCGATCAGCTGTCGACCCGCATCGATCGGTTGACGAAGGCGATGCGCGTCGCCGGCGTCTACGACAAGAGCGCCGGGGAGATTGGCCGTCTGGTGAGTGAGGCCACGGAGGCCGAGCTCATCGCCGTGGACGGCTGGGCCAAGTTCGTTGAGAAGGGTGGCTTGAAGGGGGCGATCGACTGGCTGCCCATCGAGCAGATCAGCGCTGCGCTACAGACCCTGCGGGAGATGCGTCAGGAGGCGAAGGCGATACTGGACGAGGTCTCCGGCTACTCGGACATCGTGCGTGGCCAACAGCAGGCCGGGCAGACGGCGACCACCAGCGCGATCGAGGCGAAGTTCGCCAGCGTGCGGCTGCAGCGGCGTCAGGACGAGCTCGCGCGGTTCGCCGGAGATTTGAAGTCGCTGGAGGCGCAGATCATCTCGAAGCACTTCAGCGACGAGACGATCCTGGAGCGCTCGAACATTCTCGCCACGCCGAACCGCGACAAGGCGCCGCTCGGGCTCGAGGCGATCCGGTCGAAGCTGATGCAGTACCGGATCACGGTGAAGCCGGAGTCCATCGCCCTGACGGACTGGGGGCGGACGAAGGCGGAGCGGTCGGAGGTCATACAGACGCTCGGCGCCTACTTCCAGAGCACGATCCCGTTCATTCAGATGGCCGGCCAGGCCGGGCCGCAGGCGGCTCAGGCTGCTCTGCAGTTCGTGATGACGACGGCGCAGTGGCTGATGGCCGGCATTCGCGGTGGTGCTGACCTGGAAGAGGTCTTCAACCAGTTCATCACCCAGATGAAGCAGATCGCCGCGGCCGCGGCGGCGCAACCCCCGCAGCAGCACCCGCCCGACCCGAGGCTGATGGCCGCGCAGGTGAAGGCCGGGGCGGAAGCCACGAAGGCGAAGCTCGGAGTGGTGCAGAGCGTCGTGGACGCGAAGGCCCACCAGCAGAAGACGGCGATGGACCTGCAGGCGGCGACGGTGGAGCACGAGATGGGCCTGCAGAAGCTCGAGGTGCAGCAGCGCTCCGACGCGATGCGTTCGGTGGCGTCGGTGATTCCTGGTCCCAACGGAGGATGACGACGATGACGAAGACTGAGCTGATTGCGGCGATTCGTGAAACGGGCCGGCCGGCGCTGGCGGACAAGGTGGAGCGCCTCATGGCGGAGCTCGGGGCGGCTCATGCAGAGGAGCTCCAGGCTGTGCTCGCTGTGGCCGGGCGCGTGGCGATCAGCCATCACCTCGAGAAGGAGGAGCTGCATGCCAAGGTGACGGAGCTCGGCGCGCAGCTCGCCGCGGCCGCGCCGCCTGTAGCGGCGGCTGAGACTCCGGCGGACCCGGCGCCGCCGGTGACGACGTCCAACCCGCAGACGGAGCCGGCGCCGGTGACGCCGGCGAAGGAGTGAGCATGCCGAACCTGAGTGGAAAACCGAGGAATGGCGGCCAGGAGTTCACCCAGGCTGACAAGGCGATGAAGCCGGAGAAGTCGGGGAAGAAGTTCAACACGAAGGCGCTGGCCAACGCGGTGAGGAAGAAGCCGAAGCAGCCGGCTGATCCGGAGGCGGAGGCGATGCGGAAGGGCGGCTACTCGCCGGGCAACGGCGGAGTGGGGAGCGGGTAGACCGTGCAGCAGCCCTCAGACCGTCTCGGCCGCGCCTCTGCTGGACAGGCAGACGCGGAACGTCATGTGGCTCCGGATGCCGATCCGCCCACCATCTTCGACATGCGCCTGCCGGACTCTTGGCGCGAGGAGAACATCGAGTTCGCGAAGCGCGAGTTCCTCGCTTTGGACGAAGCGGCTGGGAGCAGCGCCCGGTCGCGGTCGTCGTTGGAGGGCCGGAGGAGAAGGCCCAGCGACTCATCGAGGCGCCGAACGAAGCGCTCGAGGCGGTCCAGCGGAGGGCGCGCTGATGCGGTGCGGATCCAGTGTGTCCCCGGCGATGTGCCCAGCCTGCGAGCGCGACGTCCTGGCGCGGTTGATTGCGGATGGCCCGGCCGCGGCGGTGCGCGAGCACGATGCCCTTCCATGCGCGCACACGGTGACGGTGAACGGGATCGCCTGGGTCCCTGGTCCGCCGGGCTGGCCGAACGACCTCATCGCCGAGTGGCACCCGTTGCCGCAGATCGAGGCGGCGTATCGCGATGCAGCCAAGGAGGCCCGCTGATGGCCCGAGAGAAGTACTTCCGGAACCTGAAGCAGCCTCGCTTCGAGCTCAACGGCTGGTTTGCTGTTCTGCCGCGCTGCGACTGCTGGAAGCTCCATCCCCGCTGGACGGTGGTTCGGAGCTGGTGCTGGTGGTGGCGCTGCGCGGACTGCGGTCGGATCGGGAAGAGGGTTTTGCTTCCAGAGAGGATGCTCTGATGGCCCGGGGAATGGCAGCAGGAGAGCCGATCGTCTCGCAGGCGCAGACGAAGGAGTTCGACGCGGGTTATGAGCGGACGTTCGGGACCGGTCGGAAGGCGGAGCGTGGTCGGTTCATCTACGACGCCGAGCTCGGCCGCTGCGTTCCGGCGGAGGAGTATCACGCGAGCCAAGCGATGGACGCGCCGATCATGGCCGGGCGCTTCTACGAGAACGTCTGCGCGACGGACGGGACCGACATCGGGAGCCGAGCGAGGCGCGAGGAATACATGCGCCAGAACGGGCTCTCCGACCCGAGCGACTTCAAGGAGCACTGGAAGAAGAGCGCCGAGGAGCGGGCCAACTTTTACCAGCACGGCTACGTGAACTCCGTGGACCAGAAGAAGAACCTGGCCGCGTCGGATAGAGCTCTCGGCGAGATCAAGCTGATGAAGCAGAAGGATTACGACCAGCTCCAGCGGAAGCGCGAGCGGATCCGCAAGGAGCGTGGGCACGGTTTTTTCGAGGACTGACAGAAAGAGCAGGAGGCGCACATGGCGATCAAGGTGGGTGGCGGCGGCGAGGAAGTGGAGAACGACGACCAGGTGGAGAGCGCGCGGGACGTGACGGCGCGAGCTCTGGCGGACCTGGCCGGGGACGATGGCGGCGGCGGCGGCGAGGGCATCCCGGAGGCCGGGCTCGAGAAGGGTTCGGCCTCCGGGGATGCCGAGCAGCAGGCTGCGGCGCGAGCTCGGGACGAGGCAGGCCGGTTCTCCAAGCAGCAGCAGAAGTTGAGGGACGACGGAAAGTCCGCCGCGCGCGTAAAGGCGCCTCCTGCGCGCGTGCCGGCGGCCGGGACGGCGGGGGCAGCACCGGGACAGGTCATCCCCCCGGGAGCTGCCTCCGCCGCGCCTGTTGCGGGTCAGGAGGCGGCGCCGAAGTGGCTCAAGCCGGCGATCCGGGAGCAGTGGGGCGGCCTGCCGCGCGAGGTGCGGGACGAGTTCTTGCGGCTGAACGGCGACGCGGCACGAGCGCGCCAGGAGGCCTCGACGGCGGGCACCCAGGCGCAGGGCTACCAGGAGTTTCAGAAGACGATCCAGCCCTACGAGGCGCAGATCCGCTCGCAGGGCGTGGAGCCGACGAAGTACGTCGGGGACCTGCTCGGCACGGTCCACCAGCTGACCTACGGGCCGGCTCACGTGAAAGCGGACACGCTCGCCCAGGTGGTGATGCAGTTCGCTCCGGACCTGCTGCGGCCTGACATGCGGGATGCGAACGGGAACCCTTCCTGCCCGCTGGACCGTGCGTTGGCTGCTCGGTTCACCGGCCGCGGCGCGCAGCCGGGCGCCGGACCAGGCCCAGGGCCTCAGGGTCAGCCTCAGTTTCGCGACCCGCGGCTCGACCAGCTCCTGGCGAGGGCGGAGCAGCAGAAGCAGCAGTCGGCGCAGAAGCTCGAGACGGATTCGGCGGAGAGGGCGCAGGCCTTCGGCGCTGAGCACGACTACTTCGACGACGTCCGGACGGAGCTCGCGGACATCCTCGAGGTGTGGGCGGCGAGGGGGAAGACGGAGGTTTCGGACGAGGAGCTCGAGCGGGCCTATGATCTCGCGTGCAGAACGAATCCGGACGTTGCTCCGGTCTACGAGCAGCGGAAGGCAGTGCAGGCGGCAGCGGCAACACGGCAGAACACGCAGCGACGCAGGGCAGCAGCAAGCAGCATCCGCAGTTCCCCCGGAACGGCGGCCGCGACGGCGGACCGACCGATGACAGCCCGGGAGATCACGGAGAAAGCCGCTCGGGACCTCCAGGGCGGCCACGTGTAGGACCGCAGTACCGCAGTACCGCAGCACGTAGCGCCCACGGTCTCTGTGGGTCAATCGCAGTAGCCCCGAAACCTGACGGGGCGCGACGACCGGTGAAGTGATCCGGTGACGCGCAAATGGTCGGGAAAGGCGCAGCGATTGAACCACCAGGAGACCCAATGGCTTTTCCGAACGTCACCGATCTCGTCGCCACGACCATCGAATATCGTGGCGGTGAGTTCCGAGACAACGTCACCGCACAGAACGCCATCCTCACCCAGCTGAAGGAAAGCGGGCGCATCGAGGAGGTGTCGGGCGGCTCCGTCATCCTCGAGGAGCTCTCGTTCCAGTCGAACGGCAACGCGATGTACTACAGCGGCCAGGACTCCCTGGCCGTGGCAGCGCAGGACGTTCTGTCCGCCGCGCAGTACCAGTGGAAGCAGGCGGCCTGCGCGGTCATCGTGACCGGCCTGGAGAAGATCCAGAACTCTGGCGAGCAGCAGATCATCGACCTGGTCACCGCCCGGGTGAACGTGGCGAAGGCCTCGATGGCGAACCTCATCGCCCAGGGGCTCTACTCCGACGGCACGCTGTACGGAGGCAAGAGCATCACCGGGCTCGGCTCGGCGATCGTGGCGGCGCCGGCGTCCGGCGTCTACGGATCGATCGACCCGGCGGCATGGGCGTTCTGGCGCAACCAGACCGGCGGCCCGGGCGGCGGTGGAACCACCGCCGGCAACATTCAGGGCTACTGGAACACCCTCTACGCGAAGTGCTCGCGCGGGAAGGACGTGCCCGACCTCATCCTCGCCGACAACAACATCTACTCGGCGTTCGAGGCGAGCCTGCAGCCGCTGCAGCGCTTCAGCGAGACGAAGCTGGGCCAGCTCGGCTTCCAGGGCTACCGGTACAAGGGCGCCGACGTCATCCTCGACGGCGGCATCGGCGGCTTCTGCCCGACCTGGGTGGCCTACTTCATCAACACGAAGTTCTTCAAGTACCGGCCCTCGAGCCAGCGGAACATGGTCACGCTGAGCCCGGAGAACCGGTACGCCCTGAACCAGGACGTGTCCGCCACGGTCCTGGCGTGGGCTGGGAACGCCACCTGCTCTGGACGCATGTTCCAGGGCTACTACAACGGGTAAAGGGAGGACTTCATGGCAATCGTCTCTGGCGCATCGCGCTATCAGTTCATCGACCAGAAGCTGGGCCTGACCTCGGGCCCGATGCTTCCCCCGCTCGGCGTTCTGCTCTGGGCTCCCGCCACGGTCTACGCGGCGAAGTCCTCGGTCATGAACGGCGGCTTCGTCTACTACTCGGCCGCCGGCGGGACCTCGGCCGCCGCGGTGGCGGTGGGGCCCACGCCGAACGGGCTCACCGACAACACGGTCACCTGGACGCTCACGGGTCCGGCAACGGGCCCGTACTGGGTCGATTCGGCCCAGCAGCAGGAGCTCGGCTACCAGGCCGTGGCGAGGGACTTCGGGCCGAACAACTTCGGCGTGGCGCAGCTCATCTACGTCGCCTTCAACGGGACCACGGTCGCTGGCGACTTCGTGGTCATCGACCAGTACAACCAGGCGGCCGTCCAGACGAACACCGGCGCGACCTACCGCGGTCTCGTGGGCGTGTCGATGGGCGCCGGCGCGGCTGGCAAGTACGGCTGGGTGATGATCTTCGGCACCCACGACTTCGCCAACCTCGGCAACGGCGCGTCCGTCGTGGGGACGATTGCCTACATGAGCGCGACCGCCGGCCGGGTCCTGACCACGGTCTCGGGCACCAACGGCGTCCCGGGCGTCGTGATCAAGGTCACCGGCGACGCACAGAACCGAGGCGCCGCGTTCCTCAACTGGCCCTCGGCCAGCGGCAACCCGTAACCGAACCAGCAGCCGGAGGGCGCCCTATTGCGCCCTTCGGCTGATTCACCCGAAGGAGGCGCAATGTCGTTCGTCATCGATCCTGGGGCGCAGCAGCAGGCGGAAAGCTGGAATCAGAGCTGGCAGGACTCCGGAAAGAAGGTCCGGGTCCAGTTCCACAAGCAGCCGGTCTTCGACGAGCAGAAGAGCAACGGCTGGATCGAGGAGCGGGAAGCGCTCAACGATGACGGCACGGTCCGAATCGAGAAGAAGCGCCACCCGGGTGCTGGTCGTCCGATCTACCGGGACGCCGATTTCATCCGGAAGTACTCCCCGGGCGATCCCACCAACATCATCGACCGCGAGGTCTGGCCTCACGACATCGAAGAGTTCTCGAAGGAGTGGGAGCTCTACCAGAAGGGCAAGGACCAGTCGTCGGCCGGCACGCCGCTCGAGATGCTGCCCGGCATCAACCCGGCGAAGATCGAGGAGTACAAGGCGTTCCCGCGCGCCCCTGTGCGGACGATCGAGGACCTGGCCAACCTCTCCGACTCGCAAGCGGGGAGCTTCATGGGCGTGCTGGCGGATCGGCAGCGCGCCCGGGACTGGATGTCTCTCGCAGAGAACCAGGCGCCGATCGTCGATCTGCGCAACCAGGTCGCCGAGGAGCGGACCAAGAACGAGGCCCAGGCCCAGCAACTCCAGGAGTTACAGCGCCAGCTCGCCGAGATGCGGTCGCTGATGGACGTGGCGACGGTGCCGAGCTCGGAAGGAGAAGCGAAGGGGCAGAGCCGCAAGGCGAAGGGGCAGGGGTAAGCCGTGGGCAGCTGGCCGACCGCGGCGACGATCGTCAACAGGGCAGCAGCTCAGCTGAAGCTGCTCTCGGTGCCTGCCGCGGCCGCGCCGGATCCGTTCGCCTCGACGGACCCCAACTTCATTCAGCTCTGCGACCTACTCAACACGGTGGGCGACGAGATCAACAACGCGTCACCGGAGGGAGGCTGGCCGCAGCTTCGGAAGGAGTACACGACCACGACGATCCTGGGGCAGAGCACCTACAACCTGCCGTCGGACTTTCACGAGATGGTGGATCAGTCGGGGTGGAATAGGAGCGCCCGGCTGCCGCTCATCGGGCCGCTCTCGCCGCAGGAGTGGCAGTACCTGAAGGCGCGATCGCTGGGGATGTATATTTCGATCGTCTTTCGGCTGAACTCGCCGATGACATTCGACGTGAATCCGGGCGCCGCGGTGCCGGGCGGTATCGTCATCGCGTTCGAGTACATCTCGGACTGGTTCACCCAGCAGTCGGGGCAGCCCTCTCCGAATCAGGTGGCCCCGACGGTCGGAACGGACGTCCTCTACTATGACGACGAGCTCCTCATCTCGGCGCTCAAGTTGAAGTGGGCGGCGGAGAACGGCTGGGACACTTCCGCGCTCGAGCCGGCGTACGAGGCGAAGCTCGAGCACTGTAAGGGGAAGGCGACCGGAGCTCCGACACTCAATCTGGTCGGGCCGGCCAGCGCGGTGGACCGGTTCATCGACAACGCGAACCTGCCGCTCACGGGGTTCGGCCAGTAGATGTTCGCGCCCCGCCGCCAGAGTAGAGGGCTGCCGAACCGGCTTCAGTCGTTCCACCTGCCGGCGCCGATCGGCGGCCTGAACACCATCTCCCCGGGCGTGGAGATGCCGTCCTCGGACTGCTCGTTCCTCTTCAACATGATCGCGGCGGAGATGGGCCTGAGGTCCCGGCTCGGCTGGCGTGAGTGGTGCACCAATCTCGCCGGCGAGCAGGTGCGGTCGATCCTCCCGTACACCGGCAGCACGAAGGACGGCGCGAACAATCGGCTCTTCGCGTGCACGACCTCGGGGATCTGGGACTGCTCCGCGAGCGTCGTTGGCCCGACAAAGGTGGTGACCTTCGCGACGCAGAACGTCGACAGCGGCTGGGGCACGTCGTCGGTGTTCGAGACGGCGGCGGGCTACTTCCTCGTCTTCACGGACGAGGCCAACGGGATGTACGTTTACACGGAGGCTGGTGCAACCTGGGCCAAGGTTGCGCAGGGTGCCGGCGGCAACCAGATCAACGGAGTCAATCCAGCCCTCTTCGTGTTCGTTCTGGCCTGGAAGAACCGGCTCTGGTTCGTGGAGAGGGACACCGGTCGTGGCTGGTATCTGGCGGTGGGGGCGATCTTCGGGACGGCGACGCAGTTCTACTTCGGGAACCGCTTCCAGCATGGTGGCGATCTCCGGTGTTTGTCCAGTTGGACGTACGACGGCGGCGCGGGAATGGACGACGCTTTGGTGGCGGTATCCGGCGGTGGGGACGTGCTGATCTACCAGGGCACGGATCCGTCGCAGATGAGCAGCTTTGCGCTCCAGGGCGTCTGGTTCGTGGGTTCGGTCCCGGTCGGTCGGCGGCTCTGCACTGACTTCGGCGGCGACCTGCTTATCATGTGCTCGCTGGGGATCATCCCTCTCTCGAAGCTGGTGACCGGGCTGGTGCTCTACGACCGCAGCCAGTACCGGACGCACAAAATCACCAACCTCTTCAATCAGCTGCAGGCGGCGACCTCGAGCCTGCGCGGCTGGACGATGCGCCTTCACCCGCTGGATGCCTGCCTGATGGTGCTGGCGCCCACCGCGGTCGGCCAGGCGTCCCAGCAGCTCGCGATGTCCCTTTCCACCCAGGGCTGGAGCCAGTATCGGGACATGCCGATGGGCGTCTGCGCGGAGCCCTGGGAGGGCTCGTTCTTCTTCGGGACCGAGGATGGCCGGGTTTGTGTGAACGACGGCTACTTGGACGGCGTGACGTTGGCCGCACCGGGTGTCTCGACGCCGATCGGCTGGTCGCTGCTGTCCTCCTATTCGAACCTCGGCCGGACGACGCAGAAGAGGGTGCAGCTCATCCGACCCACGGTCCTGTCGCAGGGCGGCGGGATCGCCTTCCAGGCGCGCGCCCAGTTTGGCTGGGACCTGTCGGAGCAGTCGGCTCCCGCCGGCGCTACCTCGGTTCCTGGGGGTGCCTGGGACACGGCGCTGTGGGACACGGCGATCTGGGGAGGCACCTACCAGGCGCAGTCGAAGGCCTTCGGCGGCGCCGGCGTCGGGCGCGAAATGGCGATTGCGGTGCGCGGGTCCTCCAGCTCGAGGATGACGCTGACCGGGATCGACGTTGCTTGGGACGAAGGGGGTCTGCGGTGAAGCTCGGCCTCGCCCCACGAGAGCATTTCTCCTGGATCGCCGAGCGCGCCCAGGTGATCCCCGGCTCAGAGTTCCGCGGCTTCGAGGCGGTCAACGACTCCGGCCGGATCGTCGGCATGCTCGGCTTCGACGGCTGGACGAAGACGGCCGTCAACGTGCACATCGCAGTCGAGCACCCGGCGGCGCTGCGGCACCTGGTGCGAAACGGGTTCGAGCTCGCCTTCGTGCGTCTTGGGCTCGCGATCATGCTCTGCCAGGTCTTGGGCAACAACGAGCGGTCGCTTCGCCTGGTCCGGCATCTAGGGTTCCGGGAGATCTGCCGGGTAAGAGATGGCTGGTCGATGGGCGTGGACATGGTGCTGTTCGAGATGAGGCGGGAGGAGTGCCGCTTTCTCCCCCGGCAGACGAGAAGGAGGGCGGCATGAGCGCGCAGGATTGGGCGCAGAACGCTGAGAAGTCAGATGCCGGCCAGGCGGTAGGGTACGCCCTCGCCCCGGGTATCTGGGCTGGTCCGGGCTCTTCGATGGTCCAGAGCGCCAAGGGCAAGGGCGACAAGGGCCCGGCGGCCCCAGACTTCGCTTCCGCAGCGGAGAAGCAGGCTGCGTCGTCGGAGCAAACCACTCAGGAGCAGATCGCGGCGAACCGGCCCGCCTCCCAGAGCAATGCGTTCGGGGCGACGTCGCAGTGGACGAAGCAGCCCAATGGCCAGTGGACGCAGGCGTCCAGCCTCGGTGGGCCGCTAGGCTCGGCCGCGAGCGGTCTGGAGGGGCAGATCGCGGCGAACGCGGGCCAGCCGGCCATGAACGGCGAGGATGCTCGGACGCAGGCGATCAACGGCGCCTACGGCCAGTCGACGAGCCGGCTCGATCCGCAGTGGAGCCAGAATCAGGAGCAGCTCCAGACTCAGCTGGCGAACCAGGGGCTCGACCCGAGCTCGGAGGCGTACCAGAACGCGATGGGTAACTTCTCGCGTTCGAAAAATGACGCCTACACGAGCGCAATGAACAGCGCGATCGGGCAGGGGACGGCGGCGCAGGCCACGACATTCGGCGAGAACCAGCAGGCGCAGAACCAACCCTATCAGCAGCTCGGGGAGCTCTCCGGGCTGACCCAGCAGCAGCAGACGCCCTACGCGACCCAGGCGCAGCCGACGCAGTACCTGCCGGCGGCGATGGCCCAGTACGAGGGCGCACTCCAGCAGTACGGGATTCAGCAGCAGGGCAAGAATTCCAACATGTCCGGTGCAGCGTCAGCCGCTCCGGCACTGGCCGCGCTTTTCTGAGGACGAGATGGCCGACAAGTCGACAGACGATCTCTACGATCTGATCTCCCAGGCGGACCCGGAGACGCTCCAGGCCATGATCGACGCTGGCCTGGTGCCCGAGCGGAGCAACATCGCCCAAGGCCAGTACAACTATGGCCAGAAGCTGGCCGGCACGCCGAGCGCGCAGGGGCGGGAGGTCGGAAAGACGTACGTCGCATCCTCCCCGCTCGAGCACCTCGCGGTCGCCCTCAGGAACTACCAGGGCCAGAAGATGATGAAGGACGCGCAGAGCCAGCAGCAGGGCCTGCTCGACCGTCAGGGCCAGGGCCGGCTCGACTACCTCCGCCTCATCGCCGGCCGCGGCCAGCCCTCTCCCGGGCCCCAGATCGCCTCTCCGCAGATGATCGATGGAGACCTCCCGCAGGAGTGACCCGTGGACGACGTCGACTACATGGCGCTCTTCGGCGGCGACGATGCCGCGGCGCAGAACCAGGCGGCGGCGCTGGCAGCTGCCATCCGCGGACGGCGCGCGGCGGGCACGCTCGGGCTCATCACCGGCGACCCGGCCATGGGAGCGGTCGGGAAGGAGATGACCGGCGACGCGGACAAGATGGAGACGAGTCTGATGGGCGCGGCGCAGCACCGGGCCGAGCAGCAGATTCAGGGGAAGAGGCTCGACAACCAGACGGCCCAGCTCCAGTCGATGATGGGGTACCGCCAAGACCAGGTCGACCTCGGTCACCAGCGGCTGGACCTTGGTCAGAATCGGCTCCAGCAGGAGCGGGACCTGGCCATGCGGCGGCTCGAGCAGCAGGGCTGGAAGTACAACCAGAACACGGGGCAGTTCGAGCACGTCGGAACGTCCGGTCGTTCGTCGCCACAGGCGGCGCAGCCTTCCCCTCAGCCGCAGCCAGGACCGAGTGGCCCGCTGCTCCCGGCTGCGACGGCAGCGGCCGGTGGCGGTGGACTGGCGCCTGCGGGCTCAGACCTCGGTCCTGCTCCTGCTCCAGGTCCTGGTCCCGCCCCGGGTGGTGGTGGCGCAGCACTTCCCCCAATGGGCGGGAAGATGCTCGACAAGGCGCTGAAGGACCTGGGCAGCGACTTCGATCCGAACGGTGGTCGTGCGGGAGAGATGGGGAAGAACCAGGCCCGCGTCAACGCAGCGAACCGGGTGATCACCCTCGGCCGCGACCCTTCAACCGGGCAAGCCCGGGACCTCACGCCCAACCAGATGCCGGAGATGGCTCAGTCGGTCGCGAGCCTCATCTCTGGGGGCGGCGCTGGCGCTCAGGCCCAGATCGAGCATCTCCTGCCGCGGAGCTATAGCCGCGACGTCGCTGGCATCCTGCAGTTCATGACGAACGAGCCGCAGGGCGCCGGGCAGCGCGCGTTCGTGCAGCAGATGCTGGAGACCGCAGACCGCGAGCGCAACGTGGCCACCCAGGCGGTCCAGCAGGCCGCGGCGCAGCGCATCGGCAAGCACCAGATGCTGATCCAGCGGAACCCTCAGGAGGCAGCCAGGGCGCTCCAGAGCTACGGCTACGACCTCGACCCGAAGGACCTGTCCGTGCGGCCCAGTGCGCCGGCCGCGGCCGTCCAGCCCGGCGGCTCGAGCGGCGCTGGAGCGCGCCGTAGGACCTGGAATCCGGCCACGGGGGCGCTCGAATGAGCCAGATCGTGACGGTCCCAGGCCAGGGCGAGATCGAGTTCCCGGACGGCATGAGCGACGGGGACATCACTGCGGCGATCCGGAAGATCACCAGGCAGGGTGCGCCTGTCGAGCAGCCAGGGATGCTGGCGCGCGGCGCGAAGTGGCTGGGCGAGACAGCCGCGGACACGCTGCGCGGGGCCGGGAGCCTCATCGACCAGGTGGGGACGCCGGTGGCGGCCACGATCGGCGCGCTGGGGAGCTACGCAGTGCCCCACACGGCGCCGGAGGGCGCGACCTTCGGGGAGCGCTGGAAGAACGAGGCCAAGCAGTGGCGAGAGGCGCGGGAGGAGTCCCAGCAGCGCTCGCCGACGGGCTATGCGGCCGGCTCTCTCCTGCCGATGGCTCTCGCTCCAGAGGCGATGTCAGGGCTGCCATCGACCACCAGCATGCTCCCTGCGACGACGCAGGCGGCGAACGTGGGTGCGCGGGCATTGGGGGGCGTGCTCGACGCTGCCACCTACAACGCCGCGGCCGCTGGCCTGGGCAACGTCGATCGAGACCCGCTCGGCGCTGCCGGCCAGGCAGCGAGCTCGCCGATGAACTTGGTCGGTGCCGCGGCGCCGATCGCCGGCGCCGCACTCCCCCAGGCGCGCGCGTCGCTGCGCCAGGCGATGGACGCCGCCCTGCGGAAGCGGCTTCCTCAGCTCACCCCGACTCCGGCGGCGCGCGAGCTGATGGACCGAGGCGTTCCTCTGACCCTGGGCCAGATGGCTCCAGACTCGGCCCTGGGCCACATCGAAGAGGCCAGCGCGGAGCGGCTCGGCGGAATGGCACCGGAGCGACGGGCGGCCGCTCAGAGCTGGCGACAGGCGGCGCTGCGTCAGGCGCTGCCTCCTGGCATGGCGGAGGTCCCGGAGGGCGCGATCCAGGACCAGCTCGCCCAGATGCATGAGGGGTTCGACCCGGCCTACGGGCAGATTCGCGAGAGGACGGCGATCCCGTCGGTGAAGCTCCCCGACGACCCGAGCCGGGGTCTCATCAACCGGTCGCGACCGCTGCAGAGCACGGAGGGCCAGCCGGGCGCGTTCGAGCTCGCGATCCAGGACCCGAGCGCGCGAGCTCGGGACTCGGACGTGGCGATTGTGAAGAAGTTCCTCGACAACGAGCTGTCGCTCCTCCCGGGAGGGAAGACGCGGCCGGACCAGCTGACACCGGTCTCCGGAGACCAGCTGCTCGCGATGCGATCGCACATCGGCCAGGCGGCCCAGGAGGCTCGCCTGGAGGGCGCCACGGCGCAGGCGCGGCTACTGGACAACGCCCACGACGCGGTGACCGCGACGCTCGAGTCGCAGCTTCCGCCGGATGCGCAGCAGCACCTCCGGCAGACGGATCGCCAGTACGGCCTCTACAAGACCATCGAGGGTGCGAGCCAAAAGCAGATGGCGGCCGGGCAGGAGGGAGAGTTCACGCCCTACCAGCTCGAGGCGCAGATCAAGTCGGACGTCGGCGGCCCCGCCTTCGCGCGGGGTGGCGGGAACGACCTGCGCGCCCTGGGCCACGACGGCAACGCGGTCTTCGGGGCGCGCGCTCCCCTGACTGGCTTCCGTGCGACGCTACTCGACCAGGTCCCGGGACAGAAGTGGATCCCCGGCGGTCTGCTCTCGCGCGCGATGAACGCGCAGGTCTCTCGGGACGCGCTGCTGCGCCTGCCGCCCCAGCCTGACCTACCGGGCCCGGTGCCTCCGACACGCGGGGCAATCGGCGCGGCGCTGCCGCAGGTCTTCCCGCCCCAGTACCAGCCCCGCTCCAGCTCGAGCGAGCTCCCAGCCCTGGCCGCGGCGCTGCGGCGAGCTCGGCACGACCTTGGCCTCGACACGTCCGACGAGGAGGCACGTCCGTGACCGATGAGGTTCTCCATGCACGGCTCGATGCGGCGGAGAGGCGGCTCGACGTCCTGGAGTTCGAGTCCCGGCGCCATGGGGAGTCGATCGCTGGCGTCAAGGCGCAGGTCATGGCCTATGCCGCGTTCGGCTCGCTGGTGGGCGGCGCGCTGGTGACCATTCTCGCCCGGATGGTGAAGTGATGGACGCCCAGGTGCTCGCCCAGGAGCTGCTCCGCGACGAAGAGCTGAGGCTCAAGCCCTATCGAGACACGGTGGGGAAGCTGACGATCGGGGTGGGCCGGAACCTCGAGGACCGCGGGATCACCCGGGACGAGGCGCTCGAGCTGCTCGAGCACGACATCACCCGGGTGGCGGCCGAGCTCGACGCCGCGCTCCCCTGGTGGCGGACCTTGTCCGAGCCCCGGCAGCGGGTGCTGGCGAACATGGCCTTCAACCTGGGGACTCAGGGCCTGCTCGAGTTCCAGCACACGCTGGGACTGGTGCGGGCGGGGAAGTACTCGGAGGCGTCCGACGCGATGTTGCAGAGCAAGTGGGCCCACCAGGTGGGCCCGAGAGCATCCCGTCTCGCCGTGATGATGCGAGACGGGTAAACGCAGTTCACAAGGAGAGAACGACATGCAGTGGTTGATCCAGCAGTTCGGCTCGAAGAAGCTCCTAGCCGCGGTGGCGGCCATCCTGGCGATCCTCGCCGTCCCGATCCTGAACAGCAAGCTCGGGCTCAACCTCACCGAGGACCAGGTGACCAAGGTCATCCTCTCCGTCCTCTCGCCGGCGCTGCTCTATGTCCTGGCGCAGTGGCACATCGACGTGAGCACGAAGGGCGCCACCACCACCGCGGCCGTCGTGGCTCAGCGGCTGGCCCAGGCGGCGGCAGCCGCGCTGCCCGCGCAGACCCTGGTGGCGAAGATCGCCAAGGCGCTGGAGGACGCCCTGTCCCAGTCGGACGACTCGACGGTGGCCAACGCCGGCAGCGCTGCCCTGGTCAACGCGGCGCTCCCGCCCCCTCCGACGCCGCCGGCGGCCCAGAGCTGACGGCGGTGGCTGGAACGCTGGAAACCCTGGCCTATGCCATCTCCCGCGGGGCCGTCCGGGCCTACCTGGACGTCCTCGTGGAGAGGAACATTGCAGTAGGGGAGACGCCGAATGATGAGGATCGCGTTCGTGCTCAGCGCATGCATGACGCTGTGCTGCGTGCCCAGGGTGCAGGTGGTGCCGGACCCAACGGTTCCGCACCAGGTCGCTGAAGACGCCCAGGTGATGATCTGGGCGAGGCTACCGGACGGGCGGCTCGCGAAACAGCCGGTGAAGTTGCAGACCGGCTGGTGGATCGCGGGGCCGCCCGTCGTTGACCCGATGCCGGAGAAAACACCATGAAGAAACTGCTCGTAGTCGTCGCTGGCGTCGTGGCTGGCCTCACCACCGCCGGGATCGTGATGGCCACCCGGAACACGGCGGGAACGTACACCTACCCCGGAGGCACATACCCGGTCACAGGGGGCACGGCGATTACTTCTACCTGGGCGAACTCGATCTTCGGGGACATCCAGACCAACCTGACCAACTCGCTCGACCGGAACGGGAACGGCGGGATGCTGGCGTCGCTGCGGGTGCCGGACGGGACGGCCGGGATCCCGGCACTCTCTTGGACCAACGAGACCGGCACCGGGCTATACCGGTCTGGAACGGCCGATCTCCGGCTGTCCATAGCTGGGACGGCGAGGTGGCACTGGACGTCGACGGGCGCGGGAGCATACGACCCGGCGAGCGGAAATACGGCATATCTCGTCGCGCCATCCGGACTGGCGGCAGACGAGACGTTGACACTGCCCGCCGCGCTCCCGGGATCCACGGCCCCGATGTTCTTGTCCGCGTCGGGTCAGGTTACGGCCTCGTCCTCGACCCAGATCGTGCGCTCCAACTTGCCGACCGTGGGGCAGCAGGTAAGCGGGTCTTCCGGGACATTCTCCAGCAGTTCCAGCCTGATCGATGTGACCAACCTCACCGTCACCATCACGACGACGGGTCGGCCGGTAGTCGTCCAAATGCAGCCGGATGGGAACACGACAATAGGTGCGCGAGTTTATGGCGCTGGCGGGAACCCGCAACTGGCTCTGGTGCGGGACGGCACAACGATCGCCCTGTTCGCCGGGTTCGCGGGCGGAAACAATACCCCGGGATCGTCCTTTTTGTTCTTGGACACCGCCGCCGGGGCGGGTTCGCACACCTATAAGATCCAATCCCAGGGCGGCGGCGGCAACAACCTCGTCTACTACTGCGCGTTGGCGGCCTACGAGCTGTGATCTACTCGCACGCGGACGTGGGCGGCGAGCAGGTCACGCCGACGATTCGGCATCCGACGTTCGGGCGGTCGCACGTGGCCTGAACGTACACGTCGCTTTCGGTGCAGTCCGGCCAGACTCCCGCCGGGTCATGGTAGCTCGCCCTGCTCCACGCGCAGTAAACGTCCTGGGGAACCATGCTCGGTATCGTATGGTTGTAGGAGTAGGTCCACCGCAAGGTGGAATCGACGCACTCAACGCCAGGGTTCGGAAGGGCGGGGTCGTTGATCAGGACCTTCGCTTCGGCCTGCGGGCACGCGCCACCGCACCCCATTGAAGACATCACCGCCACCAGCATCATCCATCGCATGGTCCGCCTCCGTGCTCTGAGTGTACCGCTCCGGCTCACCGATTTCGAGCGACAGGATCGGGGGTCTGGTCGCCGGGTGTCGCTCCGATGGCGGCGGCGATGCGGCGGAGGGTGTCGAGCTCGAGGGTGACGAGCACGCGGCCGCCGTCGGCGCGGATGGGGGCGAGCTGGACCTCCTGCAGCAGTGCGAGCATCTCGGAATGCTCGGCGAAGAGGGCGTCCAGGATGGCCGCGTTCAGCTCGTCACGACGCCTGCTGACCCAGTTGTGGTCGGAGACGGTGGCACGCGCCGATCCGCGATCTTGGCACGCTGCGCCGTACTCGGCGGCGGCACGACCAAGCTCCCTCGGCATCTCACTCGCCATCGCGTGCCTCCTTGGCGAACACCTCTTCGGCATCAGCGTCCATCTCTTCCGGCTCCGGAGGGCACCGGTGAGAGCAGTCGTCGGGGCACGGCACGTACGTATCGTCGAGGTCGCAGCAGCAGGCGCCTCCGCATTGAATGCAGTCGTGCATTTACGTCCCCTCCTTCGCGTCGGGGGCGGGGGGCGAGAACGGTTCGCCGTACATCAGATCCTCGACGCCAACGCCGACCGCCTCCGCGATCCGGTCCGCCAGGACGATCCCGACCTCGCGCTTGCCGGACTCGATCAGGCTCACGTGCGACTGGTCGTGCCCGATTTCCTTGGCGAGCCCGGCTTGCCCCATCCGGCGGAAGGCCCTGGCCGCGGCCACGTTGCGCCCGAATCGCTCGACGATGGTCACTTTCCGCCCTCCGTCCCCTGGGGAGGAGAGGCCGGGGCGGGGAGCGCCTTGGCGCGGGCCATCAGCGCGCGGTAAAAGAGCGACTCGATCGGAGAGTTGCTGTCCTTGACCGG